TCGGATTATTCTTAGCGTAGTGAATGTTTGCAGCAGTCATAGCACCTTGAGCAGCACTAGCAACACCACTAACCAACGGACCCCAAACACTTTGCTGAACAGGTTGAGCAACAGCGCCAGGAAGAACCTTCATAGGCTTAACCCAAATACGCTCAGGAGCCAGAGTAGGAGCAGGTGCATAAGAAAGCCGTTGTGGTTTAATCATTACTTGTGCAGAAGCATTCAAATCAGCACCGTATTTCTGCAGACTAATAGCTTGCATGTTACGTTCTGATTGAGCAACAGCACTAGCAATGTCAGCATCAAGAACACGCATGTTAAACTGAGCATCAGATACAGCACTCAATGCTGCGTTATCAATGCTTTGCATTTGGATACCAAGTTTCTTCTCAAGCAAAGAAGTCTCAACACCAAGTTCTGCCATCTTAAGAGCTGCTTGACGTTGACGACCTTCAAGAGCTGAAGTGATCTCAGACATACCACGATAGAATTCACCCATCGTAGCTTGACCTGCTTTACGGAATGAACCACCAGCTTGCATCAATTGAGCTTTACCTTGTTTCTGAGCACTTTCTACAAGAGCACTTTCCTTCTTAAAGTCAACTTGCTTTGTGTATTCTGCTAAGTCTTGTTGAATAGCCTCTCTTCCAAAGATACCTTTATTAACAACACTTTGCATTTCAAGCTGTGTTGTCCTACGGTTCAAAGCAGCCTCAGTTAGTGCCTTTTGAAGACCCATTACTTGGTCTTGACGTTCAAACATCTGTTGAGTGAAAAGACCAGCAAGAGCTGCACTTTCGTTAGCAAATGCTTGCTTAGCTGCTAGGTCATTAAAGTTAAGCTGTTGATCACGGATTTGGATATCACGTTGATAAGCCCGTAGATCCTGTAGGTATTGGAAATCTTGAATCTCATTCTGACGTTGCCAAGCTTGTGTGGCAATCTGGAATTGATAATCACGTTGAGTGTAGTAGTTAGCTTTATCAGCTTGAAATACTTCCCGTTGGTATTTGTTAGTAGCTTTAGCGATTTCTTTCTGACGCTTTACCTGCTCTTTATATCGTCTATCAGCTTCTGCATTTTGTTTGCTAGCTTCTGATGCACCAAAGATACCTTGAGCTAACCCGGTAACTGCACCAATACCAGCAAAGATAGCTGCTGCCATAATTAAGCCCTCCTATAGAATCGTGGTGAATAGTTACCTTCCCACATCATCGATACTAACGACACAGGATAAGGTGAGCTACTTGTCACCTTTAGTTCAAAGTTTGTATTACGTTGGTGGATAGGAACAATAAATATATGTTCAGGTTCAACAGGATTCCTATTGGCGGAATAGTAGTCAGCATCTGCTACATGCTGCACATCAACCCATTGATTAGATCCTACTGCTTTTAGCTGGAATTGAATAACACCAGTCCTGCCAACTGAGAACTTAGCCCTAGAAATAGTTAAGGTAGCTGTAAAATCAGTAGTTGTATCATTCCGTCTAAAGTAGAATTTAGGTAAGGTTACATCAAAAGTGTAGTTATAACCTATAACGATGCCATCAGCAAAAGCTGTGAAGTCACCTTGGACTTCAAAATAGCGGTAACCAGTACCAATTTCTGTACGTTCAGTTGCAGCCAACCAATAACAGCATCAGACTTCAACAACTCTGATGGGTTGTTTAGGTCTGCTTGAGGTTTAGCGAGAAGCATTGCAGCCTGACGTTGTTGGAATGGTGTAAATGGTGTATAGAGTTTGGTTACATCATTTACTGCATCATACACCACCGCATTGACACCTACAGCAGGCTGTACGGGCCTTGTAAACATGTCTAGGCACGGATTACCTATAACACTACTAGCGCCTGCTACAACCTCTCCTGAGGGGATCTCATCAAGGGTAATAGAACCAATGGTGTACTCATCCTCATGTTGAGAAATGATAACAACTGAGTCATTAAGAATCTTAGCTGCTTGAATATTACCAGGTAGCTGCCACTTAGTCCAAGCTTGGAAGATATCCCGTTCACCGTTATTATAGTACCTAAAGAGATACAGGTATTGTGTACCTCTGTCTACCAACATGATAACAGAGTTCTGTGGGCTAACAGTTAGATCACTGATAGTCTCAGGGATCCACTCAAGGACAACCTTACTGATATCTACAACAGTAGGGTTTTGTTCAACGTCCTTCAATTGAAGGGTAAATAGTTTACTGTAGCCAGACACACTACTGACAAAAACAGAGGTAGTACCAACATCAACAGGTGAAATGTTAGTGTCCATCTCATAACTAGAGATAGCACGAACAATAGTAGAGGTAGGTGTCAACACACTTCCATCAGTAGTAAATACTTGGAACTGTTGACGTTCACTAAAGACCAACAAACCTTGTGGTGATGGTAACACCTCAGACAAGGTAACAGGTCTAATGCTAGCAACGTTCAAATCAATAGGATCTGAAGCTGTTTGAGTGAGAGCTGTCTTAACAAAGAAGTTAAACGGATTGTTAGCTGTACTAAGGAAGATATTATCCTCAGATAGTACACCAAATCTATTACTATAGAAGAATGTACAAGTAATAGGATACCCAATAAAGGAAGGTATAGGACTGGTTACATCATCACCAGCTTGACGTGCATTCCAAACAAGTGGTTTAAACTCAAAGGAAGTTGGACTGGTAGCAAGAAGCTGGTGAGGCATTGTAGCAGCATTAAGACCAGGTGAGGCATCACGTGCTGCTGCTTCCTCCCAATAACCACGACCTTTAACACCGTCAAAGGCAACAAATTTAACGTAGTAATTATCTTCCTCAGCAGCACTGTTAAGGATCTCTACGTTATGGTTGTTGAAAGATTCAGTAGGAAGTTTTGTGATGTTCTCTACTTGATCCTCAAATGCATACAAAGTAGTGTTAGTAACACCACCTTTTGCATCAACGGTAAATGCAGTAGGTGTGCCAGTTACTGCTGAGTAATCAGTGACAACAGCATTAGTACCTGTACCACGTTTAATAACAAGGCTATTGGTGTAGCCTTCAAGATACCAGATACCATCAAAGTCAGGATTACTTGCTGCTTGTTGAGCAAGGATACCATCTCTAACAGCATCAACTAAGTGGTGATTAGTGTTAATATCAGCTGCATTAAACAGCAACATATCATCGTATGTGCTGTTTGTCTGCGGAGTCACAGTAAATGTAACACCTTGCAAAGTTACTGAATACTCAAAGTCAGCAGTCAACGTAGTCAAGACAACAGTAGCTACTGTGTTAGGTATAAAGGTACCCGCTGCTTGCATAGCAGTAAGGATTGTCTTATTAGTGATGACTGTGGTATCTTGTACACTACGGAAGTGGTAGTCACTTTGCTTGGTACCAGTTAGGTAACCAGTACCTGTGTTAGTTACTGTACACCAGGTACCATTAGCTGCAGTCCATACATAAATGTTTGTACCTTTAATAGCACCAATGTAAGACCCAGCAGCATCACGTTCAATAAAGAACCAAGCAGCTCCATCGAGTTCAGCTTTGGTGAAGTTAGTACCATTAGCTTTCTTTAGCACATTAGTAAACTTCATCCCGGTTCTTTTAAGGAGACCGTAGGTAGGATCTGGGTAACCGTTAATGCACTCAGTTATTTGTCCGTTTAATTTTTTGTCATCATTTTGCCGAGAGACACCACCAAGAAAATTTGGTGTTAGTTGGGTTACAGCAGGCATTAGCGATACAATGTGTGATAAGGTTGATAACTTTGATAATAGTTCTGACCTTGTGGACTACCAAAGAATGTATAGTCCCCTTGATTACACTCATACTCAAGAGCCATAGACCGTGCAAAGGCTTCCTTTTGTTGAAGCATTTGGTACTGATTTGGGTCACCAATAATACGACTAGATACAATAGCAGCAGCACGAGCTACGATGAAGGCTTGAACAGGGGTAGGAATGTCTTCCCAATCAAAGTACCAAGTAATGTCTACATAAACAGTTTCATCATCCCAAGTATATGAATGTGCTGTTCTGTCATAGAGTTTACCTCCACGATTGACACTATCTCGATTTAGGTTGACTGGATAATTCTGATTCAAGTCCATCTGTAGGACATTGTTAGGAATCAGGATCTCATTATTATTAGAGTTTGGTGTAATGGTTACATTATATTCTTTATTGAAAGACCAGCCTTCTACCTGTACTTCACGTGACACTTCTCGAAGAGTGCTGAGTGCAATCGCAACGTCCGGGTTGGTTTGTGTTTCAACTGTACTTGTAACAGCGGCTTGAGTCATTGAACGCTCTGATACAGTCTGTGAAATATTCACAGTGTATTCATACGTTACAGGATCAGTCGCTTGTGCTACACCTGCAGTAGCAATAGAAGTTCCAGCTACGACATCCTCACCACCGATGTAGGTACCGATGGGGATGTTAGCAGTTGTAGTAGTTAGCGTAGTACCAGTAATAGATCCAGTAAAACGACTAACCTCGCTCATTACAAAGGTTTCTTCAGTTGTCAACGTAGTAACAGGAGCCTGACCAACTGACGCCAGGATCTGATTAACAGCTTGTAGCTCAGTGTTGGAGCCAGTAGTAGGGAAAGGCATAGTTGATAATGAGAATTGTTCTCAATAAATAATTAAAAAAAAAGGGGAGCCTCCGAAGAGACCCCCATATAAATCAGAAGGTAGAAGGAGCGGCAGCACCCACGTACAGCTCAACAGCTGCAGCAGGGTTCAGGTAATCACAACCGCAAGCCAGACGACCCAGCATCACATCACCTTGGTAGATGACGGACACGTCGCCGCTGGTCACTTGCACTTGAGGACCAATAGCTTCCACCATACCAGCGGCTTCCTTCTGGAAGATCAGACCGCAGGACTTGGTACCCACTTCAGCAGCAGTACCGTAATCGTTGTTGATACCAGTAGAAGCATCCGAAGCATTCTCCAGAGCTTCAGCCACGAACGAACCAGTGTTACCAGGATCGGTCACACCAGTGGTACCACCGTAAGCAGTACCGTACTTACCCAGGAACGGAATGTTCATGGACTTGTAGATCTTGATACCAGCAATCTCGATGATACCGTTACCGGACTGCAGAGCAGTACCTTGAACGTCACGGTTCACCAGACCGTTAGTACCAACAGCTTGAATCAGCTCATAGTACTGACGGGGGTTAAGCACAGCCACACGACCATCGCTAGACACACCCTTTTCATCCAGGGCAGCAGCAGCATCGTAGAATGCAGACACCAGGTTGGCAGCCGCATAAGCGTCAGAATCGTTAGCGGTAGTACCAACACGAATCTGAGTACCACCGGGCTCAACATAGTTGGTAGCGGTGATAGGAGACGCCTTACGTGCACCACGGGTGATAGCACGGAAAGCAAGACGGTCATACTTTTCAGCCAAAGCATAGCCGATCTTACGTGAGATCTCCGAGCGCAAGTCGTAGTGCGCAAGGACTTCATCCAATTCGTAGACAAAAGCAGAGCTAATCAGAAGGTCATCACAAGTGATGGTCTTCTCAGCCACCGGAGGTGCACCGTTGGTATCACCCAGAATGCTGTTGCCAGGAGTGTGGAACTCAGACTTGGTACGACCCGTGAAGATGAACTGCAGGGACTTGCCGTTCTTCAGGGTACGCTTCATGATCAGATCACGAGCGATCGTGTTGTTTTGGAAACCCTTGAACATCTCACCGCTAAACAGCTTGAGATAAAGTGCACGGCGATCAGCGCCGAAATTATCTGAACCCGGTACAGTCAGTTGTGCGGGGTTCACAGAAGATTGAAATGCCATTGTTTTTTAAAGAGGTTTATGTACGCCCCTCTGGATCCAGAGTATTTAGTTTTTATTGTGGTCTATCCCACCGTCTAGACGGCGAAGGTTGTCCTCGTAAGGGC